GCGTATGCTTGTTCGGTCGAAAATACGAACGGAATAAAGCGCGATTTTTCAGCAGAGTTTTTTGTCTCTGCAATTTCCCGCGTTCCCGGGCGAGACTCGACGCCTCCCTCTGCCAGCACTACCATGTTTTTGATGATCTCCGCGCCAACAGAGTATTTTTGCAGATCAATGCGGCGGCGCAATGTCGGGCTTAATTCTCCACCGGCGAAAGACGGCTGGTTAAATGATGTACTCATCGTCTTGCCTCAGAATATGGGTTAGACTGCAAAGGCGCTTGTTTTTTTGCGTATGAGGATATTTTTTTTGCGTAGTCCATTGCCATCATAGCTTGCTGCGCTATCGATTGATAGATACCAGGAGCTTTAGACAGTGGCAATGCCATTTCTGCCGCCAGAGTCTTGGCCAAAGCAACAGTAAATTCGGGAGAAAACGCGTCTGTATCCTGCAAGTCTACTATCATCGTGCATCGTGCATCTTCTACATCAGTCGTGATTCGTTTGACAAATGTATTTGTCTCGTCAAAAACATTGATACTGTCATAGTCCTGGGGTTCTGTATCGTTCGCAGGATGGACTGAGACAACCCTTAAACACTGTTCGGGATACTCGTATACATATGCGTATCTATCGTCCGTCTCCGTGGTTAGAACGAGGTCAACCGTAGTCGTGGCAAAAGACCACGGATATTCATTCAGTGCTATCTTGCGCACATCATCGTAGTGCATTGCGCAGAGGTCAGCTTCCTTAGTCCCGTCCGCTGTTGAATCTATTTTTCTGTTGCCTAAATATGTTAGAGCTTTATTCATGATGTCAATATCGCTCATAATATCCCCCTTAAAAGGGAGCGAGTATCCCCGCTCCCCGTTAATTACGCCGCCGCTAATGTAGCGTTGTTGTTGTCCATGAGTACCCATTTTTGATTAATTGCAATAACCGTGATATTGGCCCCTACTTTGTTTGCAAAGGTAGCCGTGAGCGCCGCAGCGGAAGCGCCGGAATCAAGAGTTGATCCTGTGAACGTGATCACGTGCGCGAATGCGGTTGTGCTGATAATGCTGATAATCGTACCTGCTTGTGCAACAGATGGAGCCGCGATAGACAGCGCAGCGGCAGAACCCTTGGTGATCTGAACCACTCCGGCAGCGATTGTAATCGCACCATCACCGGAAGCGGCAGTAATAACCCTTTTAGCGGTTGACGTGCCGCCAGTCAATGTTGGTGTGGTGATTGTAGGCGTGTTAATCGTCGGTGTATTAATTGTCGGACTCGTGAGAGTCTTGTTAGTGAGAGTTTGCGTAGCCGTTGTTTTAACCAAAATCGCTTCTTTTGCAAGTAAACTTCGAATGCTCATGTTGTCACTCTCCTCTTTAAAGGGGAGATTGCTCTCCCCCTCCAATTATTGCATAATGGTCATATTGGTCTGTTGTGCATCGTCAATCCACGCATTCCATTTTCCACTGGCTAAAGTATCGGTGGCGATGGTCATGGTTACCCGGACATAACGCTCGACTTCTGCAGGGAGTGTGAATTCGAGCACTTTGTATCCGGCAACAAGCGTAGCCACGGCAATAGCCGACGTTGCAAAAAGAGTTGTCGGTGAACCAAACGTAGAATCGTTATCTTCTTGGATCGTAAATAGACACGTTGCCCCGCTGGCAGAAGTCACCATTGATTCATTGATTGTAACAAGTACCTTTTTATTATATCCGGCACCTGCTTTACCAAAATCGACATAGTCCTGATTAGTGCAAACGTGAGCGGCAATAGATGTATCTGCCTGTTCTTTTGCAAGAATTAACGCATTATCCAAAATAGCCATTTTTTCTTATCCTCCTTACGACACTGCGGTTTCTGAATTTAGAATTTTGTCGGACAACAGAACTGGCCAACCGTTAAGATACAGTTCTGGCATGGCGTCCATCTGCTCTTTCATGGTCAACATAACATTGTACTTGTCGCGAACCATTGCTTCTAGAACGCCAATAACGACCTCATCAGCATACCAACAGAATTTGAATCCGTTTTTGTACTGCAACCTATTTTTGAGAGTCGTTACAAACTTGAACAGTTCGGGGCTCGTGTCAGACGAAGAACCATAAGTCTGCAATGCAACAGTATCAATATTAGCAATACGCCCGCCCATGCGGTAGTTTTCTACCATCAATCCAACCTGCCAATTGACATTGACGGTGGACGCATAGAATGGATTTGCCGCAGCGTCGGTAACACGTTGCTCAAGATTGAAACGGCGTTTGATTCCGGCCTGCGAACCCATCGGATAGAACAGATTAAACGCATTCGCGCCCCAACCAACCAGGTACAAGCTGGAAAGATTGGTTGACCCGCCTGCATTAACGATCTGATAGCCGGACTCTGTTTTGGTGGTCGAAAGTGCTTTGTAACGAGACGCAAGTCCATCAATTGACAGGATGTTGGTCTTTTGGTTGCCGTAGAAAAAATCGGTCTCGAAATCCTCCGTCATTGCAGCCACAGCCGCTTTTTCCTGACCTGCCATATACCCTTGGGGGTTGGGTTGCTTTTCGAGCAATTCACAATCGACTTCGACATTGGCCTCGTACATCGAACACATGTCAACGACGGGCATCTGAGTAACTTTGCTTTTTGCAACGCCGACATTATAGGAACGTTTAGTAGCCGTTCCCTTGGTTGCTTGGTGCACAGTCTGGTTGCCGTTGCTCATGTTGCCCTCTTTGACCGTTGCCGACTTGACAACCGGGCAGGACAATTCGAGAATTGGGATGATTAGCGCTGCCGAACCATCAGGATTCAGCGAGTTTTTAATATCAGCATACGTGGTAGATGTTGCCGAGAGAATACTCAATTCATTTCACCTCTTCTAAATTTTTCCGGGTAATCCGGGATATGGATTGCTGCCTGTAACAACGTGGCTTTCGCCGCCAATCAGCTTGTCGTCAATCCCCGCTGCACGCGACAACTTGTCCAGCGCCGCGTAGAATTGTTTTGCCACCGCTTTGTCTGCCCCTGCAAGCTGCGCTGCGGCCTGATGCACAATTTCCGAGAACCCTTCGCCGCCGTACTTGTCCATGACTGTGTTAATGCGCCCGATATTTTGTTCAAACTTTTCTTCAACCGGCGTACCTTTCTTGATCTCTTCCATGACACTCAAGTACGATTCGTCGCGGATTTTCGCCTGCATAGCAACGATTTGTTCGCCCACGCTGTTTATCCCTTTGCCGTACAAGTCAACCAGTTTCTGCGCGGACTCTTGGGTTACGCCAAGTTCTTTGGCCAGCGGGAGGAACTCTTTGATCATTGCTTCGTCGAGTTGCGCACCTTCAGGGAATACAAACTTTGCAGGATCGACATCAACAACTGCTGATTTTTTTGTCTCTTCCTTGGATTGATCACCGGCAGATTCCTTCGCAGTTTCTGTTGCGGCTTCTTTTGCCGTTTCTGACGTTGTTTGTTCGGTTGTCTTTGTAGTTTCTGCGGTGGCATCGGTGTTACCCTGGGCCACTTCGGTTTCGTTAGGCATTGTTAATCCTCCTTGCATATGCTTCTAGTTTATTTTCCCAGTCAGGGAATTTCATAAACTGTAAAACAACTTTGTTAAGTTCAATATCACATTCTTTGCAAATAGGTCGATATTGGTTATCGTCTGAGCATATCTGCCATTGATACCTTGCTACATTCCCGCATCTAAAACACTTTTTGCGCTTAATACCAATGGAGGTATAGGGAGTTTTTCTCATTTTTTCTTTTTCCCGGCAGTAGACATGGCGATAGCAACCGCTTGTTTCTGCGATTTGCCTGAGTGCATCTCTTTTTTGATATTTGCACTGATAGTTTTCTGCGAACTACCTTTTTTTAGCGGCATCATTGGGCCTCCTTTTCGTTCTCGCGCTCCATCAAATACACTTCGTCACGGCTTGCCTTCTTTAGTTCCTCTTTGATTTGTATGGCAATCGCCTGTTTTGCGTTCATCCCATACACTTTGGCATTGATATCTACTATTGGCTGGTCATATCCCAGTAAGTAGAGTATCCACCAGACAAACTGCCGTCCGGGTTTGGTCTGCATCTGCTGTTCGAGCATGTTGATATGCCGCGCCCTCTTGATATCGGCCTTATCCTGCGCTTTTTTATAATCTGCGTCAGTCCTGATCACATCACCCATTTTGTGCACCTGCCATTATCTGCCCGAGCAGCCCATTATCCCCCGTCTTTGCGTCTCCTGCGGTCTTGGCTATCTCTGCCCCTTGCTGCATTGCCACCGCCATCTGCTGCGCCTGCTGCGCCTGCTGGCGTT